AACGTCTTGAACTGAGATAGCGGTCATTATGTAAGCAGTGTCTACGAATAGTTTACTAACAAATTTCAATTTCAGTTGTCATATTGCCATGCATAAAAAAACCCCTCCGAAGAGGGGTCTTGTGTTTACCTTTAACTAGATCAGGAAGGAACAGTAGAGGTGTAAACGTTGGACTCAATGAGACCAGCAGGCTGAAGAGCCAGATCATCGCGATCGGGAGCTTCATCTGACAAGAACCAACACACTTCACAGATACCCAGAGCTTTGTTTTTGCCCCGAAGTTGTCCGTTAGTAGCGCGAGGATCGAACACACCGGATGCTTGTGCAAGACCAGAAGCGGCAGCACCGCCGAGGTTAGCCACAGCAAACAATTTGTACTGAGTTTCGGAACCAGTCCGGTACAAATTGTTGGTGTTAAACACGTTATTCGTGTTGTATGAACCGTTTGCAATCCGGCTGCTGCTACCAGCGAGGGTAACGAAGAATCCGGAAGCAGAAGGTGTCGTGTTGAGGCCAACACCCACAGCAGGGCCGAGGCCCAATGTAGGAGTGGCAACACCACCACCAACACCGCTGCTGATAACGTCGCCGCCGTCAACACGGAGAGACAAACGATAAACATAAGCACCAGAAGGCACTTTGATACCGTCAGTAATATCAGCGCGAACATCTTTGTAAGCATCCGGTGAAGGAATGATTACATTGGCGTTCAAGAAGGGGCTGTTAGCTCCGTTTAGACCAGAGCTGTAAGCCTGAGTGTAATACTCCAGTTGGCTATTGGTGCCCAAAGCTTGGAACGACAGGTCGACGTAACCAATAGCTTGTTGAGCAACCCAACCTGGAGTAAACACCACACCGACGGGACCACCAACAGGTTGGTTGGAGTAGGTGGTTTCCGTGTCGTTCGCATTACGGAACTGGAACGTCTTTTCGTCGTGCCAGTAACGTAGAACGTTTGTATAGTTTCCAGGATAGATTTTGGAAACTTGAAGCTGGTTAGCGTTAGTTGTCATTTTTAGTTACCTCCTCAAACGTTGAACGAGTAGGCAACAGTAACGAAGTCAGCGTTTAGAAGCTCGAAACCTGCGTACAGGCTCCAGATCATCATGATGAAACGGCTGAAATCGTCGTTGTTGTTAAGCAGCACTTGAGCATTGTTACCGCCGATACCGACGCCAACACTCTGAGGGCCGAAGAACATACCGATAGCACTGTCGTACGTAGTCGAAGTACCACCGATAGTTGCCGTGGCGGTTTGGGAAGGCATGTTGGTGGATTCGAAGAATCGCACACCTTCAAACACAAAGCCGGTAGGCATGATGGGTTCGCCAGCCACGAAGGAGGCTTGCCCAAAACCCTGACCCATGTAGATAGCAGCGTTAGGCTGCATAGCAGACATGAGTGGGTTGATCTGACCGTTGCCGGGGTAGCGAGCCACTTCGCGGAAATCGCTGTTCTGACGCAGGTGCATCAGGAACGTGGGGTCGCAAACGCAACGATAGAAACCGTCTTGGTAGGTGGGGGTGTTCCGCTTACGCAGAGACTTCACCACGCGGAGAAGGTCATCCTTAACGTCAAACTTGGCTTGTTCTGAGTTGGTGTAGGTTAAAGAACCAACAGCCAAATTACCGGGGTAGTAGTAACCACCTTGGGTATCAGAAGATTGACCTTTAGATACAGCTTTCAGGAGTTCATTAATGAACACCCGATCGCGCCAACGACGATAGTCGTCTAGCAGGGTCAAAGAACCAATTGATTGGTGGAAAGCAGTGAGATTACCGGTATCCAACAGCAAACGTTGGGCGGTAATTAGTGTCTCACGTGCAATCTTAAATGTACTAGCTTGTGTTGGATCACTAGGGTCGGCAGGACCGGTGTCACATTGTTACCCTAAAGGCTCTTTATCCTTTAGTTCTTACGGTTTACCATCCCGTAAGGTCAGACTATATCATCACCCATGATTAAATCGTTTGGGTGCGGGGCACTCGTGTCACCTTATCGGCTTCAAAGAGATACTTCTCTCGGTCAGCCTCGGTGTTAGTCGTTGAACCTTCCAATCATTTCTGATTGGCTTGGCTGCTGATTACCGGACCAGTATAAGTACAAAATGTACTGGTTGGAGGGCTTCCAGCAATTCACCCCGTTATTCAATGCGGATTACGCCGCAAGGGAGCTACACGTTAACTCACGAAGAGTAACCAACACTTTATCCTTCACGATATTGCGGCTGCTAGCAGTACCGATGGTCTGCTCTGCAGTACGCTCACGTGACTCTTTGCTTCCAGGGTTTCCCCAGAATCTGTAACGATCAAGCTGCACGGTTTGACCGGGTTGTTTTGCTGTTTTACACTCAGTCTAGAGTGCTGTAAGGCTCTTTATCCTCACACACTACCTTAAGGGCGGTAGTGACAAGACTATATCATCACCCACAGCGTTATCTGTTTGGGTGCTCCGCGCTCGTGTCACCTTATTGGCTTCAAAGAGATACTTCTCTCGGTCAGCCTCGGTGTTAGTCGTTGAACCTTCCAATCATTTCTGATTGGCTTGGCTGCTGATTGACCTCCCTTACGGGTCCGGCTTTCCAGCAATTCACGGAGTTATTCGACCAGGATTTCGCCTGGAAGTTCCCTAGCTCACAATAAGCTCAGAAGTCATGAACAACCACGGGTTCCGCAGCCATCTCTACAACGTACGCAGGATGCGGACGGTAGAGCTCTGCACCGAGCAGCTTCGGAAAATCATTGTCGACGAACAAAGCGCCAACCTCCGAAAAACTACTCCTTTATTTTAAGTCGTTTAAACAAAGTTGGTATGCTGTTTGTCGCATTAATAGCGTTATTTACTTTTTTTGTTTACCTTAAATAAATCTATATATTCTTCTGATTGCTTACATTTACAGAAGGACTAAACCGATGAGGTAACGCACGAATGCCTTCTCCCGTAATTCCATAAATAGACCCGAGATTAAAAGCGTAACGTGAGGACCTACCGCGATAGATGTAACGAGTTGGAGCTCCCATTAAACCGGGAACTTGAGCGTAAATAGTTTCAGTCAAAGTCTGACAATATACGGGAGGATTGTACCGCCATTCCGCTCTTGTTACTTCTGTAGCACCAGGTGTCGCTGTGGTAGTTAAAAGGGTACCCATTTGACGTGGGTGAGCCACGCCGCCGCCAGTGGTTCCTTCAGCTGACGTATTTCCCTCAGGAGTATTGTACGGGTCGTAAGATTGACTAGAAGGAGCGTCTCCGAAGTAATAAGTGTATGCGCCCGTATCACGAATACCAAAAGGAGGATTATAAGTTGTTGAAACCTTGGCGTTAGCTATTTTTTGAGTTGTAAATCCTCTAAAACCGTTGTAAACACTCAGTTCTCCGCTTGGAGAATAATAAGTAAAGTTATAATCCGACCAATAACCAGAAACTGCAACAGGTACTGCCCGCCAACTATCGACTACGTAGGCACCTGAGTTAGGAGGACCTATAACGGGGCGTCCATAATCAGCGCCAAAATCGTTAACGCCATACCATGACACTTGATTTCCTAGCGAATCGACGTAACCGCTGGAAACGACTAGGTATTTTTGAGCTAAAGCCAGATCATCGCCAGCACGATAGGGTCCAGACTGTTGCTGATGCAGTCCGGTGTCGTACTTATAGTTAACAAGTGAAATGTAACCCACGGAAAACTCAACAGAGGGCTACTTTAAGTATACCTAGTTAAATTATTCGGCTGGAGGTTGCCTTTTAGAATCCACCGTGACGATATCTAAAGCAATTTTTTCCATATCTGACTTGTACTCCTCTTTAACAGAGGCAAGTTCTTTTTTTAGCTCCTCTAACTGAGTCAAGAGTGCTGAATTGTCTGAAGACTCGCGACGACGAGTGTGTCCGATGGGAAGAACCATGGTTAATCTCTTTTACTATTAGTGTACTGCTGAGCTTTTCTTTTAGCACTAACCCTTTCGGGTAAATCGCCGCGAGTTTTTTCTTCATACTCACTGACTGTTGCTTCAGGGATTTCCCCCCGCTCAGCCATTGCGTAAAATTTACGTCTTTGAGCCTCTGATCTAAAAGGAGCCATAGAAAAACCCCCGTTTCCGGGGGAATTTTAGTATTAAAACGTAAATTAAGCGGCGTCTAAGAACAAGAGCTTCTGACGGAAAGCGTCAGGGCTCATTTGACTCAGGTAACGCCAAGCTTGCTCGGGATTCTGATTCATGGTCTGGGCGAAACCATTCCACTGAGTGTCAGGATCGTTGCGAACTGCGCCTGCAGAAGCAGGAACAGCAGGCATGTCATAACGAGGTTGATAAGCTGCTTGCTGAGCAGGATAACCAGAGTTATCTGCATCTACTGGATACACTTCGGTGAAGAACCGGTTGGTGTAATCAGCTAGTTGATCAGGATCAGTAAGCATATGCTCCATTGCAGCGCCACGTGTGGCGATGGAGTTCATATTTTCGTTCTGAGCAATCAGAGCGTCTTCGAGGGTAACAGCATACTGATTAAGGATGCCGGGAGCCTCGATGCCGAAGTGATTAACGACTTGAGCGCTTGCGGGGCTTAGCTGGGGGGCTTGGCTGCGCCCCGTAGAAGCCTGAGAGGAAGCCTGGGTCGTAGAGACGTTGTTGGAGTAAGTCGGGGCTGCCGTAGGCGCTTGGTACGCCCATGGTTGGGCCTGTAAAGGCTGACTGTACTGTGGAATAGCCTGTTGCGTCGTCGCGTACTGTGGAGACGGTGCTGTTTGGCTGGGGAGTGGTGACATCCTGGACACCACCCGCTCCAGGCTGCCCATTGCTGCTTCCCACGGATTGTTCGGGGAGTAAGCGGACGGAGACTGGTTGTACTGGTTGCTGGTAGAAAGGACCGAACCCTGTGTTGCCTGCGACGGCATTTGGGCTGTAGGTACCGAAGCTACCGCCGGGGTACTGGTTTGCGCCACCCACTGCGGGTAAGCGGTTGAGCCCTGGTCCATTGCTGGCGCCGCCGAGGGGGCTGCTGCCGCTACCGGGCTCGGGATCGAAGCTTGGATCTGCTGGCTCATAGCTACCCGAGTAGGTTAGTTCTTGCGCGAGGTGGTCAAACGTCCTGTATAACAGGGGCGTTATGTTTAATCTAGGGTCAGCCCCTAAGGGTTGATCCGGGGCGAGAGGATGTGGCGTTTGCAACATCTGTGATAATAATACTAAAAATTGTTGCATTGCGCTTTGAGTTTGTTGGATCATCCTGAAAGGAAATCCTTTTAACATTTCTTCTCGCTCAGTATCCGTCTTATCCGGGAATAAATAGCGTAAAGCTTCGACACTGTCAACTCCTAATTCCTGCAAATTTCGGACAACAATAGACTTTTGGTTTATGTCGTAGGCCGTGTCCTCATAGACATCGCCTTGAAAGCGGTACGCAACAGTACGATCTCCATCTGGAGGTAAACCAAAAACACCACGTGGGACTGCAGAAGCTGAAAGCGCTTCTTGCATCATCTGTTTTAGTTTTTGGTCAAACTTTTGCTGTTCTACTTCAAAGCGAATTGTCTCTTCAGATGAATCATCGGCAGCAGGTTTAGGCTTTTTGAGCTTAACAACAGCGGCAAAACTATCTTTAAAAGTTTCTTCTTGGTGGTAGAGAATCATCTCCAACAACTTACAGAACCCGTATACCAAGAAACTTTTATTTTTTCTTAGTGCTGTAGCTTGAGCGCGGCCCATTAGACCCTTAATTTCTGTGGCAGTGGCACCAGCAGAAACTGAAATTTCATCAACACCGCCTAATGCTGTCCGAATTTCTTCACGCAGCATTAAAGCCCATCGGTTCATGTCCCCGTTAACAGGGTCTGGTGTCATGTAACCAACACGATCCGAAGGCTCGACGTTGGCAATAATTCGAGGGACTCTCAGTCCGCCCATCAAACCACTGGAACCAAAAGGCTCGCTTACTCGTGTCGAGGGGGTATCGCGACCAGCAAATCCACTTTGACTACTAATTGTTGGACGGAAAGTGCGATCAGAGTCGCTAGCTTCGACAAGATCACTACGAGGACGCGAACTAATAAGTGTTGGGTTACCAAAAAATTCAATATTTTTAGCAATGTTCGTATTTAAGGTGTCATGAAGAACAATTTGTTCCATAAAAGGTTCAAATTCGCCTTCACCAGAAGTGCCGCTGCTGTCTGGTTTGTTAAGAACCTCAACAGCAGGTATAAATCCAAGTGTATTTTCTCGCGTATTTCTTGAAGTAACGAGCCCTCCTGGCTCCAGGTCAAAACTCAACTCTGTATTGGATTCAAATTCTGATATGCGTTCTTCCGTAATAGAAATTCGGACATAGCGTTCGTTTAAACCTGCTGTGTCAGAAGGTAAACCAATGTTAGAACTACGAATTTTATACTTATAAATTATTACAACTTCATCTAGGTTTCCATTTACATCGTGGTAAACGCGATACTGATCTTTAGAAAAAAAGTATATTTGATACTTTAATTTAGGGTCAGGTCGAAAATAAAATAAACCACATCCGTCGATTAAAAAATTACGAATAATCGAAGGAAAACGAATATCAATTTTATTTAAAGTAATCAAGCTATCTAAAAATTTAGATCTAGCTTTATAAGTGTCTTGTTCGCAATAAAAAGTCAAGCCCTTCTTAATCATCAACAGCGTCATTTGCTGGATGTGACTAAGAACGACTAAAGTAGACGCCTGCTTGGATCTATCTTGAGTCCGCGAAGCCTCAAGAATTTCTTGAAAGCGTTGACGGACTCCGATCTGGTCGGCCATTCTGTTAACTACACAACGAAATTAAAAATTTAAAATTAAGCTTTTTTACCTGCAGCTTTAACTTTTTTAGCTTTCCTCAAAGCTTCCTTACGCTTCTCCATTTTTTCTTCCTTATCTCCATGTTTACCCTCGTGCTTTGCCTTATTGGCAAAGTGCTCACGGAGTTGTTCGGGCATCTGGTTAGCCATCGGGAAGCAGATAATTTCTTACTCTATCTAGTTTAAACAACTCTGGCGGTAATAGGTCATGTGGGTACGCTTGTAAAATATGATCTTTTCGACCTAAAGGATCTGTACTCCCCGGTAAAGCTTTATAAGAATCTAAAAAGTCTAACATTTCTTGGCTGTAGGCAGGAGCATGTGCGTTAGGGATATCGTCGTAGCAATGAGAAAACGATGTGAGTTTTCGTTTCATCCGAGCTGAGTCACCCATCCAAGAAAAATGCCAACCGCAATCGCAATCTCCCACAACAAGGCCATTGTCCTTCATTCGGATTTGCGAAGGTGTTTCTTCTAGGTGATCGTATAAAACCACGGTACCACAAGTCCAGTTATTTGGGGGTTTGGAAGGATCACCTTTCGGATCAATAACTCTAAGATCTGCCCTCCCGTAAAACATAGGCATCGACAGACGTACACACCGGTCTGGATTCGCTTTCGCAATTTCGACAGCTTGTAAAACCGCCTCCGGCTTCGGTATTTCATCGACATCACTAAAGAAAAAGACGGAATCTGGTGGAGTTAAACGCATCCCCACAGCGAGAGCGTCGCGTTGTGCGTATTCCCGTACCCATGGATTAGGAGCTACTTCTTTAGAAGGCAACTCAACGTGAAGAACTTGTATTTTTTCCTCAGGTAAACCTAGTTCTCGAATCGTATCAAGACAAGTAAAGGGTTTTGGGTCCCCTTTAAACGTCAAATTTCCATCCGTAATGATAAAGCCGTCAACAATATCCTTTAAAAGATTTACCCTTAGTTCAAGGAGTTCTTTTTCGTCAAAATATAAAAAACAATCGTAGAGCACGACCTTTAGGCGAGTGTCACTATGATGCTAGCACTGACTTGGTTGGATTACCATT